GACCAGCGTGTTTGGCACCGTGACCAGCGTGTTTGGCACCGTGGCCAGCGTGTTTGGTACCGTGAGCAGAACTATGCTTAGTAGAACCAGACTTAAGAGTACTTTTCTTTTTACCAGCAGACTTAAGAGTACTTTTCTTTTTAGCAATCTTAGCCTTTTTCTTCTTAGCAAAGAATCCTTCGAATAAAGATCCCAAAAATCCTTCTTTCATATCATCATCATCATCGTCCTCATCTTGGAATCCCTCATCTTCATCTTCCTCATCTTGAAATCCCTCATCTTCATCCTCCTCATCTTGAAATCCCTCATCTTCATCCTCCTCATCTTGGAAACCCTCATCTTCATCTTCCTCATCTTGGAATCCCTCATCTTCATCCTCCTCATCTTGGAATCCCTCATCTTCATCCTCTTCGTCCTGGAAGCCCTCGTCTTCATCCTCTTCGTCCTGGAAGCCCTCATCTTCATCTTCCTCATCTTGAAAAGCTTCTGTAGTAAATTTCTCTGTATAAACTCGTTTCAACATGGTTGGAACCATGAGAAGAAGTACAATTAATAAAGCAATTCCTAGCCACGCCGCAATTGCGAACATTTTTTCCTACAAGACACTTTGAATTTATCTATCCACCAATGTAAAAAGTTGAAGTATAAATTTAAACGAATATTTTAATAACAGCTATGTATAAATTGCGTTATAAACAGGATGATGTGGTAGAGGTCGGATTAGATGAAGCCGGGCGAGGTTGCTTGTTTGGCAGACTATATGTCGGGGCAGTTATCTTTAGCAACGAACTTGACAACTTCTTTGACCATGGTTCAACTTTAAATGAAATTCGTGATTCTAAGTTACTCACAAAACGTAAACGTGCTATACTTTATGATTATATACAAGAATGTGCTCTTGATAAAACGGTTGCCTACGCAGATGTTGATGATGTTGATCGTTTAAATGTATTACAAGCTGATTTAATGACTATGCATAAAGCTCTTGACCAACTTATTATTCCTGTAGAACGTGTTTTAGTAGACGGGGATCACTGGAAACCATATAAAGATACAGAAGGATATGCTATAGTTGACGGTGATGCTCAATATTTAGCAATTGCCGCTGCTGGAATTCTTGCCAAAGTAAGTCGAGATAGATGGATAGAATCAGTTGTTGCTGAACATCCTGAATGGGATACATGGTATGGTCTAAGTACTAATATGGGTTATGGTACACAAAAACATATGGATGGTTTAAAACAATATGGTGTAACATCAGAACATCGTAAAAGTTTTGCTCCTGTACGAGTTGCTATGGGTCTTACCGTAAAAGACAAAGTCAATAAGGGAAAGAAATGGGAGGGTATTTAATATTTACTTACGGTTCTTGCGTGTATTTTTGCGTGATGATTTACGATTTTTACGCATATTTTTACGTGACATATTACGCTTACCACCCTTAGCAGGTGGTACTGGGAAAACTGCTTGTGCTTCAAAAAAACCACCTAAAAAATTACGACGGTTCATACGAGTTGACTTGCGTGAACCAGCCATCTTTTCTATACATAAGTATAATATATTTATTTCTACAAAAGTTGACATTGATTTTAAAACTATTTGTTAGTTTACAACTATGCGTATACTCTTCTTTGATACAGAGACCAATGGTCTTCCACCACGCGATCGTAGTACGCTAATTAGTGATGTTGATAAATGGCCTCATATTGTTCAACTAGCCTGGCAATATTGGGATTTTACAGATTCTGAACCAGTATGCCTAAGTAGTCGCTGTGAAATTATTAAGCCATCTGAAACTCTTGAATGGAATGAAGAGTCTGCTGCTATTCATAATATTTCCAAAACTCAGGCACTTGCTACAGGTATACCTGCTAATGAACTCTTTGCAGCATTTGTAGAAACGGCAACTAACGCAAATATTATAGTAGCTCATAATTTAGCTTTTGATAGGTCTATTCTTAAGGCTGCTATAGTTCGTGAAAATCCTAGTGCATCATTTCTATGGTGGCCAAGTCATGATTATTGTACTATGGAAAATACAAAAGCTCTGTGTAAACTACCTTCTAAAAGCAAATTTCCCAAAGCTTCAGATCCATACAAGTGGCCAACTCTTGGCGAACTTCACACCTTTCTATTTGGCAATAATGATGGATTCAAGTTTCATAGTGCCGATGCTGATGTAGATTGTATGGTAAAATGTTTTCTAGAACTTGTAAAACGAAAGCATGTACCAATTGATACATGGCGTCGTGTATTAGCATCACGTGCAGCGGCTAAAGCAAAATCAGAGACTAGTGTGAATTAAAGCAGCATCATCTGCTTCTTGTTTATACATATTAGCTTCTTCAGCAAAATGACCACCACTGCCATCAATTCCTACATAAACCATCCATCCATTTGCTCTTAATTTTTTTGCCCATTTTAATGCCTCGTATGGTAAAACCTGTGCGTCATTAATTGCTGTTCTTACAATTATAATTGGAGCATGCTTTGGTGCTATTGGCACTGTATCAACTGGTGAAATATGTTGTAATGCTTCATACTCTTCAGGACGAGCAGCTGGATTACCAAATTCATCGTATTCCATTTGTGTAAGTGGAAGACTTGGGTTGGATGTCGTACGCAATACGTCTACATAAGGTACTTCTGTATAAATTGCTCCAACAAGATATGAATATTTATGAGCTATATTTGCTGCTAATAATCCACCAGCTGAACGACCATAAAATATAGTATGTTTTGGTAAAATTTTCATATGTTGTTGTACTGTTTCAATGATTGCTGCTACATCATCAAACGTATTATGTTTGCGTATTGCGGTTCGACCATCATCATACCACTTATCACCATTTTCACGACCACCGCGTGGGCAACAAACAACATAAGCGTATCCACGAACTAACCATGGTAACCAACGAATTGGATAAGACCGTGAGCTACTAATACCATAAGAACCATATCCATCTACAATAAGACCTATTGGTTTAGTTGTAATTGAAACGTAGGAAAACGGCACACGAGTTTTATCGTGACTCACAGCTAATCCATGTGTATATATTTGTAATTCAACTGGTTCAGGAAATTTATATTCTTCGTGTATACCGGTGGACGTTATGTGTCCAATTATAGACGATTTGTATGGAAACATCAATTTAACTTTATTGTCTGGAAGTAATATTATATTATTAGGACCATTATGCGTGTAAATAATCTTGTATTTTTTTGTTTTAAGATTAAAGGCATAAATACTTGTACACGCATTATGTGTAGTTGATACATAAATATGAGATTTATCCATACTGTATAATACACCCGTGGTATATTGATTATTTGGAAGTTTGTATGTATGTCCATTAATTTGTAAGGAATCATTTGTTGCCCAACAATATGTATCTATAGGAAATAATGATGTGCCGTAACCATCCGCATCTTCTGGTGATTTAGCTGTTAACCAACGTACTGAACTTCCTACAATATATCCTAGTCGTTGATCTAATGCATTAGACGTTTTTATGAAAATATTAGTTTGATTATACGGTTGAAACATGTCGACTTGATACCGCGGGTCATGCATATGAAATATAGTTGTAGGCGATTTGCCTGTAGACTTTGTCACACGAATTATGGATGGATATCGTAAATAATTTTCTACTGATTGATAATATATATGGTCTTTTGTAAAGATTGCTGTTGGTCCAACTGGTTTTTTATGCCAAATTGATCGTATATGACCAATTTTATATATGTCCAATTGTAGTACTTCTCCACCATGTCCTGCGTCCTTTATAGTATAGAACATATCAGATTCGGGGTCTATTCCAATATCTGTAAGACTTAAATATGACCGAACTATAGTATTAGTTGCGTCTAGAAACCAAACATGCTTGCGGTGACTAAACCCATTTTGAACCTTTATAGTAAATCCTTGCCACTTAAATTCCTCATCTATACATTGAGGACTTAGTGGTAAAGCATTGTTTAACAACGTTTTAAAATCATGAGACCACTGTTGTTTATCTTTACGAGGGGCATGTATCCAACGATAAGTTTCATCGGAAACTGTAGCATAAAATTCTGGACTCTTTGTATTTTCAAGTATAGCAAGCGGGTCATACCATTTTACATAACCTAAATCTCGCCATGGCTTTGAATCGCCAGCAAGCATCCTTACTTAAGGGCATGATTTTATGAAATGGCAAGTATGAGTGATCTTCGCATTGTAATTTTATCCCGCTCAGCACGAGCAGTAGATACGCCAGCATGGGGACTTGGTGTAGACTCTAAACTTATAGAACAGGTATTACGTGAAATACACGCATCTGGTAAACTTCGTATAGGATCCGTTGATCATATAGACCCAATAAGTTTTTATGGTGGTCCACGCAAACCACGACCAGTAGATATACAACTTCATTTGGAAGTTCCGTGTCGTGCAGCTTGGTCATGGGCTAAAATCAATATTGTTGTGATAAATCCTGAATGGTGGCCTAAAACAGCATGGAATTGGGTATTAGATCCTAAAGAAAAAGGTGGAGCAGACATATTGATATTTAAGTCTACCTATGCACGTACCTTATTTCCTGAAGTCGATAATAAACGAGTACGTATAGTTTCTTGGCGTGCTGATCCTGCGATTGAATTACATAAAATTGGAAGTGTGCGTCAACGATCCTTTTTATATTTAATTGGTGCTAGTACAAATAAATTGGCTGCGGCCAAAGTATTATTGCCTATGTGGAAAGCCTCATGGCCCAATGTTACTGTTGTTGGCACATCCAAAGTCATTAGTATATTAAAAGAAATACTTGGTAAAACTGACAATATAGAATTACGTGAATCATTTACAACAGATGCCGAACGTATACAAGCACAACAACTTCATGAATTTCATATTGTAGCATCCGCAGCCGAGGGATTTGGATATACATTAGCAGAAGCAGCCACAATAAGTGCTTTGCCTTTATGGACAAATATACCAATTTATAATGAATTATATGGTAATATGCTAGGAAATATTGGACGTATTGAATGTACAATAAATCAGGAAAGTTCTATGCGTGATTTCACGTATTCAATTATAGCCAGTGATGTAGAACGTGCGGTTGAATCATTGTTAAATTTATCTATAGACGATAAGAAGATAATACAGAAAAAATTACTAACATTAGCAACTGAACGTATTAAAGAATTTCGTAACAGTTGGCGAATGATATTAGGACCAAAACTTGTATCATCTGAGCCTCTTACAATTCCACCAAAGCCATTACCTATTAGCGAATTACCTGAGATTGCTATTGTTACATTAACTCATAATCGTCCACGCTGGTTTGCAAATATGGCTCGCAATATACTAGGAGCTGATTATCCAAAAAATAAACTCACTTGGATAGTTGTGGATGATAGCGAAGGTATTGGACGTATAGATGCCGATATTATAAAATTTCAAAGTAAATATACTGAAATTTCTGTTAAATATATCTCCTTGGCCAAACCTATGGCATTAGGTGATAAACGTAATAAGGCTTGTGCTGCCTCATCGGCACCTATTATTCTAATGATGGACGATGATGATCACTATCCACCTGGATCAATTCATGCTCGTGTAGCATGGCTCAAAGCTACTGGTGCCGATTGTATATATTGTTCAACCTTGCCAATGTATGATTGTGGTCGATATATATCGGCTATGAATGTTCCACCCTTAGATTTAGCTGCTGAAGAACGTGTAAGTGAGGCAACATTATGTTTCAAACGTTCATTTTGGGAAACTCGTGGATTTCCTGATGGAGTATCTATAGCCGAAGGAGAAGGATTTTTATCTGGTCGTATTGAGCATACAGCTGAAATACCGCCAGAAGGTATTATTGTAAGTTTCTTACATGGAGCAAATGCTACATCACGTCGTGTACCTGAATCTAGTGAACCAAATGGTTGTCATTACGGATTTGACGACGAGTTTTTTCTATATCTTTCTGATTTAGCTACAAATCAGTCTAAACCGCAAACATAGTTAGCGAATTAGATATGGACTTATCTGGAGTTGCTTCTCCACAACCACATGTTATTGCTTTAACACATTTAGGAAATGTAGCATCTATGGGATTTTCATCGGCAGAGTTTGATTCTGCAGATGCTGGTTCAGGTGCTTTTGCTGAACAATATAATAGTATGTTAAATATTCTACAACATCATATGAATATTGCTACAGGAATTAGCGAAGATGAACGTGATTTTTTACGTCCATGGCGTCGTAGACTACGTGATGTTATACAAAAAGAAAGTGATAAATTAGTAGCCTTTCTAGAAAAACCTGTTACTGATTGGCCAGTCTCAAAACATCATAATGATCTTGTGCGAGCTATGGATACTGCTGGATTTTCAGGTTCAGTTGAATCACGTATAGCTAATATTGTTGACAATGATTCTATACTAAATGAAATCAATGAAAAACTAGATATGTCAATTGATACTATACGTAAAACAATTCATACAATGATGGATAATTATTTAAAAACAATATCTTCATTATTCGAACTTAACCATCGTATTGAACATAAACTTCAACAATTAGATACATTAAAGAAAAAACTTGATACATTTTCTGGACTTGAAGAGGATACTAGTGAAGAACTTCGAATTTTACAAGACTCTATATTAGGATATATACAATCTAGATATAAAACTTTACAAATCCAAAATGATTATACTGCATTTATAAAAGAATATACAAAATTTCAGGCTTATCGGTCGGTCTTATTATCAACAACTGGTGGTGCTGACCATCATGGAAATCCATTATGTTCTATTTGTACGGCTGAACGTGTTACTTCAGCATTAATTCCATGCGGCCATGTCTTTTGTAATAATTGCTCACATAAACAGCGAACACAATGTTTTGTATGTCGTACATCTGTTCGTGACAGATTACGTATTTACTTCATTTAAGGCAGTATCTATCCAGTTGATATTAAGTATAGTTTCTTCAAGTTTCTTCATTTGCTCATCTGTTACAGAGAATTTTTCTTTAATTGTCTCTAATAGTTTTTGATATCGTATAATAAGCATTTGACGCATAAAATTTTGAGATTCAGGAAAGACGTTCATCCTATTTGATTCAAAGGAAGTCATAAAAATATCAATTTTTGCGGATTTGTAATTTGCGTTCAGGACTTAGAGCCAAGACACCGATATATGTGTAGAATGTCTATCGTTCCGTCTGCATCTGGGGCGGATGCGAATTCTAATCTTAAAGAACTTCCTGAACTTATTAAACGCTGGTTAAAAACACAAGATGAAATCGCAACGTTAAATAACGAAATTAAACAGCGTCGCACAACTGGCAAAGCATTAAAAGATGTTATATTACGTATCATGGAAACCTCTGGTTATAATAATTTAAGTACAAGTAAAGGCATGATAATTCATAAAACACGTGAAACTCCTGAAAAACTATCAAATGATTATCTTATGCGTCATTGTAAGGATTTTTTTAGTGGTGATGAAGTCAAGGCCAAAAAACTTGTAGATTATTTGGAACAACATAGAAGTACTACTATTAAACACGATTTAAGACTACAAAAACCTAAATCAGATGATGATATTATAACTCATAATTAAATTCGCATAACTCTATATAGAATGATTGGTGGTGTTATTGCTAATACTGTCAATGCTGGTGTGGATGTAGCATATTCCCAAACGGAAACTTTCGCTGCCCAACAGCCTACTGAATCTCCGGCACGCTCAGCATTTGTATCTTTAATTACTATGTTAATTATTTTTGCCATTATTCTTTTTATTGGCAAGTATTTATGGAATAATGTACTCCATGTTTTAGTGCCAGGTGTAAAAGAAGCTAAATCTGTATGGCAGATATTAGGTTTAGCAATTTTAATTTCATTATTATCTCCTGGTGGCATGTAAAATGCGGATAATATTTACTAATATAACTTTACTATAATTAGAGTTATGTTAGCACGTATAAATATGGAACTACTTACAAAAAAAGTTGGTATACTATTACATGCAAATCCTAAATTATTTACAAATGGTATAACTCAAAATGCTTATTTTATATATTCTTGTTTTAAAGAACTAGGTATAGCTTGTGAATTTTTATGTCAGGAAAGCATATCAGAACCATTTCCCTTAGTAAATTTACCAATTACATTTTTATCAAAAAATAATAAAGATTTTAATCCAAAAGAATATTGTGCTGTAATTAGTGTATCAAGACGATTTACAGATGATACAATAAATATTTTATCTTCAAATAATGTTCAAATGGTATCATTTATTTGTGGTAATCAATATCCTGAAGACCAACATGGGTTTATATTTGGTAAAACTACATCAACTACATTAAGTGAGCGAGAAACTGGAAATGAATTATGGATTATACCTTCATTTTTATATAGCAAAGGCTACTTTGAAATTATGACTGGTAAACCAGTGTATATTATGCCACATTTATGGTCTTCGTCACTTGTAAAAGAACGATTAAATATTGAATATAAAAAAACAGAAGATACCATAATCTATAATAAATTAAAACATCCTAAGAACAAAATTAATATATTGATTACAGAACCAAATCTATCAATTGTAAAAACAGCCTGGCTGCCTATTGTAGCATGTGAACATCTTCATAACAAATATCCTGATTTAATTGATACTGTATATGTTTTTAATTTTCCTGAAAATGATCTTGCTTATAATATGGTAAGCAAACTTAAAATTAATTCAAAAGTACGGAAATTTAAGCGTTTACCTTTGCCTGAAATATTATTACATTTTAATTCTCTTGAATCTATACCAATTTTTGTTACACATCACTATCTTACTTCATTAAATTACTTATATTATGAAGTCTTACAATATGGATATCCATTGATACATAATTCTGTCGATTTGGATAATTGTGGATATTATTATCCTGGCGATGATCCTAAGGCATGTTCAGATGCTATTTATAATGCATATTTAAAACATAATAATATTTATGATGAGTACTGTACACAGGCTAAGGAATATTTATATCGCATTGACCCATTAAATCCTATAGTAGGTAAAGAATGTAAGAAACTAATTACTAATCTACTTATTCGCAATATGTAATTACAGTATGATAAGAAAAATTGAAAATTGATTGAGTGAAAAATTGATTGTGCGGTCTTTATCAAATCCTTTCCAACACTTTCTTCTTCAAATGTCTTCCATTCCTTCTATAAATTCTATTTCTTTCCGTACTGTTGGTAATAAGGGGTCTGATGTTTTATCTAGCACAGGTGACCCCCGCGTTGACCTTAACGTCAAGTGTGTGCGTGGTGCTACATCTGATGTTTTAAATAAGGATCTTAAGGCTATTCTTGCCCTTGGCACACAAGAAGCTCTTGAGGATGCCTTTGTATTGGCATTTCATGTTCGTAATATTCGCGGTGGTAAAGGCGAACGTAAGGTCTTCTATGAACTGTTTACGTCTTTGGCTATCGAAAAGCTTGAACTTGCTAAGGCAGTATTGGACTTGGTACCGCATTATGGTTGCTGGCAAGACTTGTTTGCCTTGATTGATCTTGAACCTGTGTGTACAAAAGCTAGACCATATGGTCTTGGCTGGAGCATTCGTAAACTCTATATGAAGCAGCTTAAGGACGATTTCGCAAATACAACTGGTAATTTGAGCCTTGCCGCAAAGTGGGCTCCCCGTGAAGGATCCAAGAATTCACACGAGGCAAATCTACTTGCATTTCATCTATTTATTGATGTTCCAACTCACAGTGGTAAGATGCGTCGTTACCGTCAATTACTTTCAGACATCAATGCCAAGCTCAAGACTGTAGAGACTTATATGAGTGATGGTCGTTGGGATGAAATTGTACCAGGTTCAGTACCTGGTCGTGCTGGAAAGTTGTATGCTAAAGCATTCCTCAATCTACCCTCAACATACAAGGGTAAGCATACTGTTGGTGAGTATCGTTGTCCAAATGATGAGAAGCGTATGAAGTGTCGTACGAACTTTGAGGCACATTTTGGTGCGGCCGCTCGTGGTGAAGCCAAGATTCATGGTGCTGATACTCTATATCCCCACGAAGTTGTCAAGAAGGCAGCAGAAGATTATGGTCTTTCTGATGCTGAAAAGGACCAGCTTCGTGGTGTATGGCGTAGCATGGTAGATAAAGTTAAGGCTGCTGGCGGACTTGGCCGCTCTATCTTCATGTCGGACTTCAGTGGATCTATGGAATCATCCTCTGTGGGTGATACTCCTTACTGGGTTTCTATGGCATTAGGTATGCTTGGTGCTGAAACTTGTGGAGCAGAATTCCAGGATAAGTTGATGACATTTGACTCAAATCCTATTTGGCATACATTTAGACCTGGCTCGGATCTATTTGAGCGTATTGGAACTATTCGTGACAGTGGAATTGGACATGGTACAAGTACAGACTTCCAGAAGGCTATGGATCTTGTTCTTCAAACACTCAAGGATACGCGTTGCCGTCCTGGACAGGAACCTGAGAACCTCATTGTTCTTACGGATATGAATTGGGACCAGGCTTGCAGTTCTGCCAGATCTAGCCACTATACAGGCCATCGCTACCGCAATGTTGTTAAGACTGACACTTGGCAAACTCATATTGCGATGATTCAGGAAGCGTTTAAGCGTGCCGGCGAAGATATGTGGGGTCCTGGTATGGGCTTTGTAGCTCCTCGTATTGTTATCTGGAACTTGGCTGCTTCATCACAAACTGACTATCATGCTAGTGCTGATACGCCTGGTGTTGCGATGTTGTCTGGCTGGTCAGCTGCTCAGTTCGAAGTTCTACAGAAGGAAGGTCCTCGTCAGTTGACAGCCTATGAAATCCTTCGTATGGAACTAGATGATCCAAAATATCAGCGTGTGCGTGACCGCATTCGTGATACATTAGCAACTATGTAATTACATACAAAACAAAACAAAAATAAAACAAAACAAAACAAAAATAAAACAAAACAAAACAAAACAAAACAAAACAAAACAAAACAAAACAAAACAAAACAAAACAAAACAAAACAAAACAAAACAAAACAAAACAAAATAAAATAAAAATTTTTTAATGTAACTACTTTTGCCCAAATTTACAAAAATTGACAGGTTAGATTGTCCATTTGTACTTGTTGAAGCCGAATGGCGTTTAGGGACACATACAGCAATCACTTTAATTATCCCTAGTGGTGTCCCGTTATGAGAATGGATATGATTATAAGTCATAAAATAAACAACGACTAGCTATCTTGATATTTATGAACATAAACTTATCCATGGTCTCTGACTCCTGTCTATATAAAGGAGTCATAACAGCAAACATATTAATTTGATATAAGTAAGCGAGAAAGGATTCGTACAGCAATCATATTTGATAAATAATTATGAATCCTGGATTATTAAGGGCACATACAGCAATCAATGTTTATAAAAGCATTGTGCCCTGTAGCGAGTGTTTATGAATATGATTATTATAATAGCAACGACTGGCCATCTTGTTAGTATAAGAAAATAGGATTATACACCCAATTTGGCTCCTGTGTTGAAAAGGAGCCATACAGCAATTATCATTGTTAATATTAGACTGTAACAGGAGAAGATACCTGGTTAAAAACTTTGAAACAAGAGTCTCGTACAGCAACTATTATACTATATGGATATATAGGAGATTCGTTTTTCAATGTCAAAAGAGTCTATTTTATAAACTTTTTTGATAAACTATATGATTCTTTAGAGATACTGAGGTGCATCACCACGAATCTGGTAAGGACCATTCTCTTCTAAACCATTTGGTGTATAGTATCCTGGGTCACGTACACCAGCCGGGTGGTCAAGTGTAGACTTTTGTGTTAGGCATGGACCAGCTATATTACGTTGTACACGAACCACAATTTCATGAAATGCAGCGATTGCATCGTTTTTACTTGTCTCGTCAAATGTCATTTGACCTATAAGTTCTTTACCGCGGCTCTCAAACTTATCCATGGCCATTTCAATGTCACGACTACGTAATGCACTTTGTGTACAACGGCGTACAAAATTGGCAGCAGGCTCAATATCATGAGCTGTAGCAAATGGTAACTGATATGTACTGTAGGAACCAGCAGCTGAACCTGTTATATCAGCATCAATACAGAGGAGTTTCTGTAAGATAAGCTTGAACTCGTCATAGGCCATACCGGTATTTGAATTTGGAGCAGATACTTTAAGAGCCTGAAAACGGGCAAGCATGGCCTGAGAATCCGCATCTCGTGCCAAACACTTGGGCATTGTTTCTCAATCAAGGGCAACTGTAACAAAACCTTCTTTTGTAGGTATTCGTCCAAGAAAGTGAGGCCGGAAATATAAAAATGCGGCAATGGCTAATACAATAAAAAAGGCATATGTTGCCACACGCATAGGATG